ATGACCCCGCGTAGAGGCTTCTCGCGGTGTGTACAAATCTGGCCACTTTCCGATCTTGATGCCTTGATCATCCGCCCGCCTTAAGGGTTTTCGTTACCGGGAGTCACATCGGGGGTGATCGAAATGGCCGGAAGAGGCGCACCCCCGAAGGATCCCGAGAAGCGGGTGAGGCGCAACGCCGACACGATCCCCACCACGGAAGTGACTCCGGACGAGGAACTCCGCGGCCCCGAACTCCCGGATGACGTGCTGGACGAGCCGTGGCACGCTCAAACGGTGCGCTGGTGGGACACCTGGCGCACCAGTCCTCAAGCGCAGACGTTCCTTCAGACCGACTGGGATTTCCTCGTCGACACCGCCTTGATGCACCACACGATGTGGGCGAAGGGCCGGTGGGAGTTCGCCGCAGAGCTCAGGTTGCGTGCGGCGAAGTTCGGTGCAACCCCGGAGGACCGCGCGCGACTGAGGATGAAGGTCACCGAACCAGACAAGCCTGCGACGTCATCTGCGCAGGCCCCGCGGACGACGCACTACAGCCACTTGAAGGTGGCGAAGTAGCGTGCCGTGGCGGGGTCCCGAGTACGAGGGCGAGTTCCCGTCGCTGGGCTGGCAGCTGCTGGAGTGGTGGGCGGAGCATCTGCCGAACCCTCGCGACGACAGCGCCCCGCTGATCTTCACTGACGACCAGGCGCGCAGTCTGATCGAGTGGCATGCGCTGGACCCGATCACAGGCAGGCACATCTACCGCCGTGGCGCCTCCCGCAGGTCGAAGGGGATCGGCAAGTCCCCGGTCCGCGCTGCTGATGCGGTCGCCGCATTGGCCGGCCCGATCGTGTTCGACGGCTGGGACGCCTACGGCAACCCGGTGGGTCGCCCCTTGGGGACGAAGCCTGGCGATCCGGACCCATGGGTGCAGATCGCCGCGGTGTCGGAGGATCAGACCGAGAACACCTACGGCGCGCTGTACGCGTTCCTCACGGCGAACGACGGCAGGGCCGCGGATGATCTGCGGATCGACGTCGGGTTGACGCGCTGCTATCTGCGTGACCGCAAGGGTCGGCTAGAGCCTGTCACGGCGTCGGCTGGTTCACGTGAGGGCCAGCCGATCACCTATGGCGTGATGGATGAGACGCACCTGTGGACTCCCCGCAATGGTGGGGTTCGGCTGGCGCGGACGATCCGGCGCAACGCCGCCAAGATGGGTGGCCGGACGTATGAGACGACCAACTCGTTCGTTCCCGGTGAAGATTCAGTGGCGGAAGGCACGCACAAGTCTTTCGAGAAGGGGACTGCGGGCGTCTACTACGACGCCGTCGAAGCACCTCAGGTCAAGGAGGAGGATCCGGACGCCGTCTTGAAGGCTGCTCTTCGAGTGGCCTACGGGGACGCGTGGTGGGTTGATCTTGATCGTCTGGTGGCCGACATCCGGGACCCGGAGACGCCGTGGGAAGACTCGTGCCGGTTCTTCTTCAACTGGAACGTCGATGACCGTCACAAGGCGGTCGAGAAGAAACTGTGGGACGACCGTAACCAGGGCGTGGCGCCCCCTGCGGGGACTCGGATCGGCGTCGGGTTTGACGGCTCGATCTCGGACGACTGCACCGCGCTGATCGGCTGCTACCTCAAAGAGGGTGTGCCGACGTGGTTTGAGATCGAGGTGTGGCGTCGCCCGGAGGATCTGCCGAAGGGTACGGCTCACCGCTGGAGGATCCCGCGGTCCGAAGTTCAGGCCAGGGTGAAGGAGGCCTTCGCCTACTGGGATGTCGGGTTGATGCTGTGCGACCCGGCAAAGTGGCAGACGGAGATCGAGGGCTGGGCTGAGGAGTTCGGCGAGGACCGCGTGGTCTTCTTCGACACCAACCAGACCGTGCGTATGTCCCGTGCGTGCGACCGGTTCTTGGTCGTGATGGCCGAGGGCGTGTTCGCCCACGATGGCGCGGAGATCCTGTCGGCCCATGTGCTGGCCATGCACAAGCGCAAGGTTCGTGTCCGGGATGACGACGAGGACGGGCGCACGAAGTACGTGTTCGTCAAGGGCCCGGACAAGTTGAAGATCGACGCCGGAATCGGTGCTGTGCTGGCACTGGAAGCCGTGTCGACCATGCCGGAAGCTCCACCTCCAACGCCTGCGCCAGCGACTGCTGTTGCGGTGACTGGGGCAGCGGACTCGCGTGAGCTATGGCGCCCCACTGAACGGTTGAACATCTAGGAGGGTCCGTCATGGCGTCTGAGCACCCCATGGTGACACTGAAGATTCCCGCCCCGTCGTCGATGCTCGTCATCAACCTGCTGGGCCTGTTCGGCCTCGTGGGACTGGCGGTGGCGGTGGGTGGTCTCACTCACAACTGGTACTGGTCGCTCGCCGTGGGTGCGCTGGAGGCCATCGTGTTGTCGGTGATTGCCGCAACCCACGTGGCAGCAGCCGAACAGAGTGCAGCTTCCTCTCCCGTCTCCTTGAAGGCCGCTTAGTCCGTCCGCACCACGTCCGCTCGATCTGATGTTCTGGGGGTGGCGTGGTGCGTTCATGGCTTGTGCCCGCACGTAGGGCGACCGAAGCAACGCCCGCACAGGTGGCCGCGACAGGCGCCTCCGGTGGTGCGTACGGCGGCGACCCGATCGATCCGGGCGAAGCGGGGTGGCGGCAGCTCGGTCAGACCCGGCGCGAGGTTCCGTACTGGACGCAGGAACGGGCGCGCACCTACTCGGTGGCGGCGTACCGGTCCAATCCGATGGCCCGCGCGATCATCGACACCTACGTGAGCTTCTGCGTAGGCGACTCGGGTGTCTCGTACACGGTGACCAACCCGGATGTTCAGGCTGTGGTGGACGAGTTCTGGACCGACCCGCGCAACAAGCTGGCGGCGATCCAGCCGATCCTGTTGCGGGATCAGCTGCTCATGGGCGAGACCCTGCTGGAACTGATGGTGGGTTCGGGTTCGGGCGTGGTGCGGTTCTGCCCGTGGGACACCACGAACGTCCAGGATGTCAAGAACCACATGGGCAATCCGTTGTGGCCGGACAAGGTCGTGATGGACATCGGCCTGGGTGACGAGGCGTGGGAGTTCCAAGTCGCGCATGTCGACGACCTGGAGAACCTGCGTGTCGGCGACGCGATGTGGTGGACGCCGTTCAAGACCCTGGTCACGGACAAGAGGAGCATGCCGTTCCTCATGCCTGTGCTGGATCACCTGGATTCCTACGACGGGGTGATCAGCAACCTGATCGACCGCACCTCCTTGATGCGGCACATGGTCTACGACGTCACCGTCACCGGTGGACAGACCGAGGTCGACAACTATGTACAGCGGCGCGGAGGGACGCACATTCCTCGCTCCGGGACCATGGAAGTCCACAACGAGGGCGTCACGATCAAACCGATGCACTCGGAAACCGGCGCCTACGAGGACTCCACCGCGGCGAAGAGCGTTCTCACCCTGGTCGCCGGCGGCGCCGGGCTGGCAAAGACCTGGCTCGCCGAGCCGGAGGACGCCAACAGGGCCACGTCGCTGACGATGGCCGAGCCCGTCCGAAGGCGCGTGCAGGGTGTGCAGAAGTCCTGGCTGGACGACCAAAGCGAGCTGACGCGCTATGCCATCGACCAGGCCGTGCGTGCCAAGCGGTTGCAACCGAAGGTGAAGTCCACCAACCCTCGCACAGGGGAGACGGTGGAGATCTCCGCCTCGCAGGCGGTGACCGTGACCGGTCCCGAGGTTGCGGCGGCGGATGCGCAGATCACCGCGCAGGTGTTGCTGAACCTCTCCACCGGCCTGGAGAAGCTCGTGCAGACCGGCGCGATGACCCGTGAGGCCGCGGCAGTGGCGGCCCGTAAGGGCTGGGAGGACTACATGGGCATCCCGTACTCCTCCGATCTCGGCAAGCCCGACGCCAACCCCGATGACATCGCGACCGCAGTGGATGACGCGGTCACGAAAGAGAAGCGGCTGCGCGCGGTGCCGACCGCCTGAAACCAAAGGAGTTCCTGATGGAACACGGCGATGTCGCACGCCTTCTGAACGTCGCGGACGCGGACGTGCGGCACTACGTGGTGAACGACGACAGTGTCTCGGTCGTCTTGACCGATGGCGTGGAACGCATGTGGACCCCCGATGGGGTGTTCGCGGTCAACGACTGCCCCCAGAACCGCAACCTCCGTCCACTTCCGGACGAGCTCCGAACTGCCGGAGTCGTCACCGAGGAAGAGGTAGCCGAGTCTGCCGAGGAGCAAGCGGAAGACACCGCTGACGAGGTCCCGGACGGCACGGCCGATCAGGTCCTGTCCTGGGTGGACGGCGATCCCGAACGAGCAGCCCTGGCGATCGAGGCCGAGGAACTGCGCGAGAAGCCCCGCACCGTCCTGCTGGGTCAGCTGCGGAAGGTGAGCCACGAGTGACCGCCAACGAACATCCCGAGGGCCTGTGCGACAGCCCGGCCTGCGGTGACTGCGCACAGAAGCGCATGGAAGCCGGGTTCAGCGGTGCGGCCCCTCCTGCCACCTGCCCGCACTGCGGACGCGACATGACGGAGGTGAACGTGCGCGTCACCGAGTCCGTCGATGCCACCGAGGCGAAGACGGCGGAGAAGCCCTACGGCAATGTCGAGTACGCCGACCCCGGCCTTCAGGAGGACGGCAAGGCGCGGTACCCGCTTTCTTCGGAGAAGAAGATCAGGGCCGCGTGGTCCTACATCAACATGCCGAAGAACGCCGCCCAGTACAGCCCGGCTGACTGGAAGAAGGTCCGGGCCCGCATCAAGGCCGCGATGAAGAAGCTCGACATCCCGGTGTCGGAGAGCTCGATCAGTGAGGCCACGACCGAGGCGCTGATCAACGGCAAGCGGTCGTTCGACGACCTCCGCGAACTCGTTCGCAAGGCGGTCCGTACCCGGCTGTCCAACGAGATGGACGCCTACTGCTGGGTGTACATCGTGGACATCTCCGACACGGACGTGGTGTACATGGCGGAGGGCGACAAGCTCTACCAGTGCACCTGGTCCCTGTCCGGTGACGATGTGACCTTGGGCGAACAGGTCGCGGTGGAACGCACCTACGCCCCACTCCAGTCGGAGGACATGGACGAGACCGCCACCGAAGCGGTCACCGAGACCCGTGCCACCGTGGAGGTCGACGGCCCCAGGGTCCTGGAGGCCAAGGGTAAGGACGAGAAGGGCAACCGGATCTTCCGGGTGCTCATGCTCGCCTACGGGGACAGCAAGAACGGCCGCCGCTACCCGAAGTCGGTGATGGAGTCCGCAGTCCCTCTCTACGAGGGCTCGAAGGCGTTCAACCGTCACAGGACCGAGGCGGAGATGCGGTCCGGCACGGTCGAAGGCCTGTGCGGTTTCTACCGCAACGTCTCGGCCGGAGACGTGGGGCTGGAGGCGGACTTCCACGTCCTGCCTTCCGCGGTGCTGGTGGCGGAAGCCCTGGATGCCGCGCTGTCGCTGGAGACCGGCGAACCACTGGCGGGGTTCTCCCACGACGTCTACGCCAAGTTCAAGGCGGTCCAGGAGAACGGCCGTCACCTTCAGGAAGCAACCGAGATCTCCTCGGTGAACTCCGTTGATGTTGTCGCCCACCCCGCTGCTGGGGGCAAGGCCACGCGCGTGGTGGCGGGCGGATTGCAAGACACCCCATCGGACATGGTGTCCGTGGGCGAGAGCACCGAGGAGTCTGACGTGCCTGTCAAGCGCGAAGACGTGCTCGCCGCGATCAGTGAGGCCACGGACGAAGAGCTCGTCCGTTTCGGTCTCGCGAAGGCAGGCACGAAGAGCACTGAGACCGAGAAGAAGGCGGAGGAGGCGGCGAAGCCGGAACCGCCCGCGGTCAAGGCGACCGAGAACACCCTGGAGAAGGGGTCGTTCCTCGGCAAGCTGATGGTGGCGCAGAAGGTGGAGGAGGCGCAGCTTCCGAAGCCGTTCGTGGAGTCCATCACCACGAGCCTGCCCGACCAGTTCACCGAGTCCCACGTGGACGCGCAGATCTCCGCGGTGAAGGCCGCGCTGGCGATCACGGAGCGCGCAGGCCTCACCCCGTCCGCCCCGAAGGCGGAGGTGACCAAGGAGGCCCACGACAAGAAGGTCGACGCGCTGGACGCCTTCTTCGCCAAGGACTACACCAAGGGCTACCACAGCTACCGTGAGGCGGTCCTGGACTTCACGGGTCTGCGGCCGAAGTCGTTCGACGAGGACATCAACCGCCTCATCATGCAGGAGACGGTGGGCGCCTACGACTCCAGCAACAAGCGTGCCTCGGAGTCTCTCGACACCACCTCGTGGGCGCAGGTCCTGGGCGACTCGATCACCCGGCGCATGGTCAAGGAGTACGCGCAGCCGTCGCTGCTGTCGTGGCAGGCGATCGTGTCGAGCAAGGTCCCGGTGAACGACTTCCGGACTCAGCGTGTCGGCAGGGTCGGCGGCTACGGCACTCTTCCGGTTGTCAACCAGGGTGCGCCCTACCAGCCTCTCACGAGCCCGCCGGACGAGGAAGCCACCTACGCGCTGGACAAGCGCGGTGGCACCGAGGACATCACGCTGGAGATGATCGCCAACGACGATGTCCGGGCGATCCAGAACATCCCGTCGAAGCTCGGTCTCACCGCGGCCCAGACGCTGTTCCGGTTCGTGTGGGACCTGCTGGACACCAACGCCACGGCGACCTACGACGGTGTGGCGCTGTTCCACGCCTCGCACAACAACACCGCGTCCAACGCTCTGAACCAGTCGAACCTCTCGGCTGCCCGTGTGGCGATGCGCAGCCAGGCTGCCTACGGCGACACGTCGAACATCCTGTCGCTCACCCCGAAGATCCTGGTGGTGGTCAACGACCTGGAGGAGATCGCGTTCCAGCTGGCGACGTCGGCCGTCGCGGTTCCCTCGACCCCGGCTGGCCCGTCCGACACGCCGAACCTGCACCAGAACTTGCAGACCATCGTCGTGGACTACTGGACTTCCACCACGAAGTGGATCGCGATCGCCGACCCGGCGATGTGCCCGACGATCGAACTCGGCTTCTACCAGGGCCGTGAGCTGCCGGAACTGTTCACGCAGTCCGACCCGAACGCGGGCTCGGCGTTCTCGGCCGACAAGACCACGTTCAAGATCAGGCACATCTACTCGGGCACGATCCTCGACCACCGCGGCATGTACCGCGGCAACAGCTGATCGGTCGTCAACGGGCGCCGCACCTCGCGGCGCCCCCTCCGAAGGAGAAATTCCAGTGCAGGACAAGGAACTTCGCGGCGACCGGACGCTCGTCATCGCGGTCCCCGGCCAGGCAACGGCAGGCACCGCGGACGAGTTCTCGGGCGTTGCCGCCCCGTTCAACCTGAAGATCACTGCCGTGAAGTGGATCCCCGCCGCGGCGGTGACCGCGAACGGCACCAACTACTTCACTCTCACTCTCCGCAACCGCACTACGGGTGCTGGCGCGGCGCTCCCCGCGCAGCGATCCTACGCGGCCACCAACTCGACCGCGTTCGTGTCGGAAGCCATGACGCTCTCTGGCACGGCCGCGGACCTGAACGTGGCCGCCGGTGATGTGCTGACGGTGGAGAAGCTCGTCACCGGTACCGGCCTGGCCATGCCGGACGGCGTGGTTCAGGTGACGTACCAGGCCCGCTGATGGCGGCCCAGTGCACGGCCACGAACGTGACAGGCACCGGGACCGTCCAGTCCGGTGCCTGCACGTACCGCGGCCTGTCGCTCCGCGACACGTCGGGTGTCGCGAACACCATCACGGTGTACGACGGCACCAGCGCGTCGGGAACGGTGATCGCCTCGTTCCAGCTGGCCGCCAACGCGTCCGCGCTGGACAACATCAGCGATGGCCTGAAGTGCAACGCCGGCATCCATCTCGTGTCCACTGGAACGATCGTCGGTAGCGTCCGCATCGGCTGAGGAGGTCCACCGTGGGGTTGACCCGCATCCTCAAGACCGCGGCGGCGACGCTGGAGCACACGTTTCACGTGGGCGAGACCGGCACCGACTCCACCACGACAGTGACGGTGAGTGTCACTGACGCCAACGGGTCCTCTGTGGCGTCAGGGAATGCGACCTCGGCCGGGGCGGGCCGGTACACGTTCGCCCTGGCTGGGCAGTCGCAGACCAGGCATCTGACGGTGGCATGGTCGGGAACCATCGCCGGTGCGGCCGTGGTGGAGGCCGACAGTGTGGAGATCGTGGGCGGGTTCTTCTTCTCCCTCGTGGAGGGAAGAGCCTCGGACGCAACCCTGGCCGACACCGGCAAGTACCCCACCGCGGCTCTCATCGAGAAGCGCCTTGAGGTCGAGGTGGAGTGCGAGGAGATCTGCGACCGGGCCTTCGTTCCCCGCTACAAGCGGCTCGTGCTGGACGGCACAGGCAACTCGGAGCTGATGCTGTCCGGCGTGAACGATGTCCGTTCGATCCGGTCGGTGAAGATGGCTCCGAGTATCGACGGGACGTTCACCTCGTTCACCGCTGGAGAGTTGGCGAAGCTCGCCATCACCCCCGACAGGGTGGTGGTGCGCACCGATGGCAACGTGTGGCTTGAGGACCGGTCGAACGTCATCATCGAACTGGAGTACGGCCTTGACGCTCCGCCGGAGGATCTGAAGCGCGCGTCGAAGACCAGGTTCCGGTCCCGGTTGAACCAGGCCAAGTCGGGCATCCCCGAGCGGGTCATGTCGTACACCACCGCTGACGGTGCCGCCTACCGGCTGTCCATCCCGGACGCCTACCGGACCGGTCTACCGGATGTGGACGCCGCCTACGGGCGCTGGTCTCTGCGTTCCGGTGTCGGTTCAACCGAAGACGCACGTGATGTTCCGGCGTCCCGGCTGCTAAACTTCGACCCGCAGAACTACTCCCTGTTCCATGGGGGTGTTCGCTGATGGCCGGCACCAACGCGGTGGTCATCAAGAAAGCTCTGATCGACGCCCTTGAGGTGGCGCCCGAACTCGAAGACGTCCAGGTGTCCTACGGCTATCCCGGCCCTCATGTGGACAGGAAACTGATCCACGGCGGCAAAGTCGAGGGGTCGCAGCGCTACAAGATCATGCGCACTGGAGGAAGGCATCCCCGCGAGGAGACGCTGACCTTCAAGGTACACATCGTCGTGTCCTTGCCCGGCGCAGAGGTGTATGAGGTCGAACTGGAGTGCTCCAACCTCGGCACTGTGCTGGAGGAATGGCTGGCCGCCAACCCGAACCTGTCCGGGTACGCCCCTGACGGAGTCCACTTCGGCGGCATTAGCTACGTGGACCTGGACTCCGACTCTGATGACGAAGGCGCGATCGGCGTCCTCACCTACGACGTGACGTTCGAGTCCCGTCTCCGCTGACCCATCCCCACTTCCCAGTCCGCCAAGCGGGCTGTTTCGCATGCCCTGGAGGCGTTGTGCTCGTCGTCTACAGCGGACCCACCGACGCGGTCGAGGTCCCAGCCGCGAACTGCATCGCAGTCCGTGGTGAACCCGTCGAGGTGCCGGACGAAGTCGGCGCCTCACTGATCGAGCAGGGCACCTGGGACGCAGATCCCAAGGTCGTGCTCGCGCTGGTCGGCAAGGATCGCACCCGTGCCAAGAAGTTCCTTCAGTTCGAACTCGACGGCGCTCAGCGACCCGAGGTGCTGGAGAAGCTGGCGAAGATCGCCGACCCGCCCGAGAAGCCACAGGCCAACGAGAAGCCCGAGGCCCAGGAAGGCGGTGAGCGCTGATGGCTACCGCCCTTGACGCGCAGATCGGTTTCGTCGACGAGAGCACGTTCGGAACCCCGGTCACGGTCACGAGGTTTCATGAGTTCGTGAGCGAAACCCTGAAGATGGACCAGGCGCGGATCGAGTCCGTGGCTCTGCGCTCCGGAACCAGGGTGCTGCGGTCCGACAGGTGGGGGCTGGGCAAGAAGACGGTCGGCGGAGACGTCACCTTCGAGCTCGCCAACAAGTCCTTCGGCTTGCTGTTCAAGCACATGTTCGGCGGCGTCGCCTCAGCCCAGCCGGACTCGGTCGGCAACCCGACCGTCTGGAAGCACACCTTCACCCCGGGTGCCTACCCCACCTCCATGACCGCCCAGGTGGGCCGCACGGATGTCGGCGGCGTGACTCGTGCATTCACCTACCACGGGTGCCGGGTGGAGTCGTGGGAACTGGGCTGCTCGGTCGACGAGATCGCGTCGCTCAAGATCTCCCTCAACGGTGAGGACGAGGACACCTCGACCAGCCTCGCGACCGTCTCCTACCCGGCGTCGCTGTCGTTGCTGACGTTCGTGAACGGGACGCTGTCGATCGGCGGTAGTTCGGCGAGTGTCATGTCCGCCTCCATTGGCGGGCAGAACGGTCTGGCGA